ACTGGCCGATCTTCATGCGCTTGAGCGGGTAGCGGTTGGGCTGGGTGCGCGGGGGCGGGATCGGGATGCCATCGGTGAGCTTGTAGCGTCGCGCGTCGTTCTCGGGGACGGCGTTCTTCTTTTTGCGTGGCATCGGGTCACCCCTTCAGCAGGTGCATCAGCCGCACCGAGAGGCGCTTGCGCTCCTCGGTCAACACCTTCACGTCGTTGATCATCCGGTTGACCTTGGTGAGCCGCTTCGCGATCGACTCGATGTTGTCCATGTCGACCGGCTTCGGCGGGCGCTTGCCGCCCTTGCCCGGGCGCGGTGGCAAGCTCGACGCGCTGACCGCGCCCATGTCGATGTTCACCCCGGGGAACTTGAAGCCGCGCCCCTTCCATAGGGTGTAGGCGTTCCTGCTGAGACCGACCTTTTTCGCGGCGACCTCGATCGTCTCGCCACCATCGACCAGCGCCTTCATGCGGAGGACGCCCTCCATAACCTGCTGTCGGTTCGCCCGTTTTTTCGTCATTCTCAGTTGTCCTCAAGTTGGTGGCTGCTGCGCCAGAATCGAATTTGGTCGCCGTGTCGGTGGTACTGACCGCGCAGCGCGCCGATGCGGATGTCGAACACCTCGATCACGGTGTCGCCCCGAGCCCACGCGGCCTCGGAGAGCGCGCGCATGTGCGCGTGTCGCAGATTCTTGAAGAACGCCCACGGCAACTGCTTCTTCTCGCGCGAGTCCCATAATCGGTATGGGCGCTTCGTTTCGTCGTCGTCTTCGAGTGCTGGGAAGTCGCGTAGCTTGGTGACCTTCACGGCCTGTGCTGTCGCCACATGGTCCTCCTTGGGTTATCCTCCCGCCGCCCGTAGGATAGTGGCGACTAGCTACCAGTTGCAATAGGTGCCGCCTTCTGGTGCCCGGGGCTCGTTAGTGGCCCGCGTTAGTGGAACTGGTACAGCCTTGAGCCATAAGGGTTTTTAGGCCTCAGCCTTTGCACGGCACGTACCATATAGCTTTTGCTTGCATACCTTGATATAATTGGCTTTCCCGTGATCGCTCATGCGGTTGCTGGTGGTTGAGGCCTCAGGCTGGTGGCATCCTGAATCATGGTGAAACAGGGCCCCGGTGTGAGTCAAGTTAGTAAAACATGGAGATGAAAATGGAACAGCAAAGCAGCAAGGGCATCACCCCGTACAGCACGAAGAAGGGCATGCGCTACCTCGCGCAGGTGCGCGTCAAGGGCCACAAGGCCGAGTCGCAGTCCTTCGGTTCCAAGCCCGAGGCGCTGCAGTGGAAGAAGAAGCGCGAGGTCGAACTGAGCGGCCAAGCCCCGGAGCGCGCGAGCGGCGTGCCGCAGACCATGCTCATGGGCGACACGCACGACGTCGATGGCAACGTGATCGAGAAGGGCCTCTTCACCCTGTACACCGAGATGCACCCGAACATGCCCGCGTATCAGGTGCTCCAGTTCAAGCGCCTGAAGGCCCACGCAGCACTGAAGAGCGTGCGCGTCGCCGACATGTGCTTCAGCGTGATCCTCGCCTACTGCAAAGCGCGCAAGGCCGAAGGCGTCTCGCCCTCGACCGCGCAGACCGAAGTCGCCCGCATCTCAGTCTCGATCCGGGGAGTCGCTGACGATCAGGCGTGGGACGAGAACTACATTCACCCGTTGACCGGCGCGCGTGCGCGGCTCAAGAAGCTCAAGCTCATCGCCGAGAGCAACCAGCGCACCCGCCGCCCCACCGGGGCCGAGATGGACGCGCTCGTCGCCTACTTCAACGAGAAGGGCGGCGACATCCCGATGGCCGACGTCGCCGAGTTCGCTGCGCTCAACGCGTTCAGGCGCGGCGAGCTTGTCGCCCTGCGCTGGTCCGACCTCGACGTCGAGGGCTCGCAGATCGCGTGCGCTCGCAAGGACTCGTCGGCTCTTGAGAACGGCAAGCGCGGCACGCTGGTGCCGCTGCGCGCGAAGGCGCTGCAGATCGTCCTGCGTCAGCCGCGCGTCGAGGGTGAAGACCGCATCTTCCCCTTCAAGGGCGACACGGTCGGAGGGCTCTTCGCCGACGCATGCAGGGCGCTCAACAAGCTGCACGGCGGGAAGTTCTGCGCCGATCTACACCTCCACGATCTGCGGCATGAGGCGATCACCGTGGCCGCGCAGATTCAGGGGCTGACCACGGCGCAACTGAAGAGCTTCAGCGGTCACAAGAACGAGCGCCACCTGTCGCGCTACATCAACCACAGCCGGGAGGACATCGCGAACACCGCGCGCCTCATGGCGTAACGCGGGCCGAGCTTCAACAGGGGCCACTTCGGTGGCCCTTTTCATTTTGGGATGCTAAATCGTAGTACTCAACCAGTCGATCCAATTGCTCGTTAGACAGGTCGTCCCATCGCGGATCGCGCGGCACCCCGGCGTCAAGGCGCAAGCGCAAGTCTTTCAGCATGTCGGCAGCCGCGAGCAAAAGGGCACGATCTTTATTTGTTGCCGCTGCATTCATGATCGAGGTGAACCATTCCAGCAACAGCCTGTAAATCTGTTCCTTGCGGAAATCCATGGCGGCTGCGACCCAGCGATCCTCGCTCCTAATCAGCGATATGTGATCCTCGTGTAGCTGTACCATCTGCGGCGACAGCAGGTAACTCGTCGGTCTTCCGCGACTGCGTCCCATGATTTTTTCTCCGAAATTCAGGTTGACCTTGTGCCTATACTCGCTGCGCTGTACTCGACAAAGGAGAGTTCCATGAATGAGATTGAAGTGTTCGACAAACCCGTACGCATGGTGCCCGCTGTTCGCTGGTGCGGCAGATGCCGTAGCAGGCCCGACTGGAATTGCGACATGTGGCTACGCAAGAAGGAGGAGGTGCTCGCGAAGCACGGCACCTGCACCGAGTGCGATGCTGTAGCGAACTGCGTTCACCACGAGCGATACGCAAATGGCGAGGGCAAGTGCGCCTTGGCCGACGTCCCCGAGTACTATCTGCGCCCGAAGTGCTGGCTGCACCATCACGTCATCCACCTTGTTCGCAAGATGGTCCAAGAGGTCATCGCCCGCTATCGGCGTCCCGAATTGTTCGACGGGGTATGATCATGTCCCGGGTCGCCTGTCGTAGCCCTCCACCGTTCGCACCTCGACGTCGGTGTAGTCGGCGTCAGCGAGCCGTGCGAACTCATCCGCTGCGGGCTTCGAGTGGTACACGCGCGAGAGTTGCACGAGCTTGCCGTCCTTGTCGCGCCCGACAACCTTCCAGCCCTTGGTGATCCGCTCGCCCTTCATCGTTGGCCCAGCCAGAGCGCGATCGCCGCGACGAGTTCACCGCACAGGAACCCGGCAGCGAAGACCTTGAGCGCGTTCGCCTTGCTCCAGTCGCGCGCGCACATCAGTCGACGGTACGCGTCCATGGGCACCACGTGCGGGCCGAGCCACGTCACGGCTGCGGCTCTTCGACCTTCTTCTTCTCGCGCTCGACGTACGCGTCCCACAATTCCTGCAGCTTGGCCGCGTGGCTCACGCCGTGCAGCGCGCCACCGCACACGCAGGTACACGTCGGGTGCTTCGCGTTCTCACACGCTCGCGCGTTGCGAACAAACAGACCGTAATTGATCATGGCTTCCTCGCCTCGTCGTCCTTCTTTTCGAGATACTCGGCGACCGCCTCGTAGCTCGCGTAGCGTCGCTGCCCGTCCCGGTAGGTGCGGATCGGGAACTGCCCGCTCGACATCAGGTTCTGAATGTGCCCGGGGCTCAATCCGAGCACGTCACCCAGTTGGTCGAGGGTGAGCCGGAACCCGTACTTGTCGAGCAGCGCGGCGCGGGTGAGCAGGCTCACGCCCTGAGCCTGCGGCGCGCGGCGTCGATGTGCTGCTGCGCGAGTTCCACCTCGGCCTCGTCGGTGATCTGCAGCGCAATCTGCGCCGCCCGCTCGACATCCCCGAGGGTCTGCGCGGCCCGGGCGAAGTTGACACAGTCAAGGTAGGCGGGGCTCGCCGGGGCCGGGGCCGGGGTGGGCTCGGGGTCCGGGGCCGGGGTGGCTGCAGGTGGTGCAGGCGGCTGCTTGCCGGTCTGCAGGCGTCTCTTGACCGCTTCCCGGGCCGTGGGCCCAGCCGAGGGGGCGATCGGGGCTCCTGAGCCCTCCTGTGAGGCCGGGGCCCCTGTTTGAGCGTCCCCGAGGTCGAACCAGTCGCCCGGCTGGGACATGCTGTCGCGCAGGCTGGTGAAGATTTTCCCCAGTTGGACCATGATCCCCGGGGTGATGGCGTCGATGCGGCGCTGAATGCGCTTCTCGATCGCCGCCTTGGTCACGCCGAACTCGCCGAACTGCTCGACCAGATTCTTGAGCCGCTCCGGGGTGATCGCGACCTTGGTCACGAGGGTGAGTTCGCACTGCTTGACCGCAGCCTCGACGACGTCGCCCGGGATCACGCGCAGGATGCACGAGCGCAGGCGACGGCTCGCGGCGTTGGCGACGTGCTCGTAGATGTCGCGCGGGTCGTGCAGGGTCTTGCGCGAGCCCCCGGCCACGCGCTCGTGGACGACGTCGAAGACCATCTGCGAGCGGGTGCCCGTCTGCAAGTCCCACGCGAAGGCCTGCACCTTGGTCGCGCCCGGGCGCTCTTCGAGCACGCGCCAGCCGAAGTCGAGGTGCCCCCAGTACTGCGCGAGGCACTCGGCCAGCCGCACCGATGGGCCCCGGATGTCGGTGCCGCCGCGCGCGTACTCGTAGAGCGCCGTTTCGGCGAGCGAGGGCCGGGTGCAAGCCTGCAGGATGCGATCCATCACCTCGACCTCGACGCGCGGGAAGTGGCGCGCGTTCACCATCGCAGCCTGCACCTCCGCGACCTCGCGGGCACCTGCGATCCCCGCCATGACGTTGCTCTCGGCGGGTCGCGCCACGACCGGCGCGCGGGCGAATGGGTTCTCGACTTCTGGTGCTAGTACGTCGGTGTTCATTTGCGAATCACTCCTTGAGTTTGAGGAACCTGCTGTCGATGTAGTTCTTCTCGGCGACGCTGTACGCCTTGCGGGTGATCTGCTTGCGCTGTAGCTGCATGCCCGCGTCGGGGAAGGTCAGCACCGAGGCCTCGCCCATCACATCGAGCAGGCGGGCCTTGGCGCGCTCGACCTTCGCCGCGTAGCCCTTCGCGAACTCGTCGTTGTTGCGGTACTCGGCGAGAGTCTGATAGTCCTCATCGCTCGCGGTGAGCGTGCGGCCATCGGTGCCCGGGTAGAGCTTTCGCACGAGGTCGTAGATGTTGGGCCGATCAAAGTCGGGCGACGGCGGCTCGCCGCGCTCGACCATCGACCAGAACTCGACCTCGCCTTCGAGGATCATGTTCTGCAGTTCCTTGTCGGCTGGCACCTCGAAGATGCGGAAATCGTTGCCGCCGATCAGCACCGCGATGTCCGCGACGAGCAGCCCGGTCACCGCGAGATAGTGCTGCACCTGCAGCAGATAGTGGTGCGGCACCTCGTCGGTCCCGCTCCTGCCCCACTCTTGATCGGTGCGCGAGGTCTTCGCCTCGAAGAGGCGTTTGTCGTCGGTGATCCCGTCGACGTGCGCGATCACGAATGGGAACGAAGCGTGGCGCAGCGTGCCCTCGGGCAGATGCACGACGCGGTGCGTGACGTTCGCGTACTCCTGCCGGATCACCGGCTCAAGCAGGTTGCCCCAGCGGAACGCACTCACCTGCGGGACCGAGAGGTCGCGCCGCTCGCGCTTCTCCAAGAACAATTCCAGCGCGCTTTTGTAGGGCGAGAGCCCGAGCGCCGCTGCCGCGTCTGATCCGCCGAGGCCGGTATGGCGCTCGGCAAGTTGCTGCTCTGTAAGACTCATGGAAACGCCCCCGGTGAGTGATCGAAGGCGCTGCACCTCTCCCGATCGCGGGGTGCCGCGCGTGCTGCAAGCAAGTGGCTAACGCTACGCCTAGCACGGGATAGACGTCAAGTGTTCGCGGAAGTCCTTGAAAAAAAAGAGCCGCACGATGGCGGCTCTGTAAAGTGGTTGGGAGTTCGCGATTAGAAGCTGAACGCGATCCCTGCCGACAAGTAGTCCAGCTTGGAACTGCCGATGGTGGTGTCGTCGCCGATCTTGCTGAAGTGATCGTACTCGGCGCGGATGCCAACCTGCGGTGTGACCTTGTACTCGATCCCCACGCCGATCATCGGCGTCGTGTTGGAACTCGACTGCGTGATCTGCGCGAACCCAGCGGCGGACACAGTCGCCGTCGCGTCGACGCTGAAGCTCCAGAAGCCGAGCTTGCCGTAGAGGTCGACCTTGTCCGCGACCGGCAGGTACCCGACTACGTTCACGCCGACACCACTACCGGAGAACTTCGCGGTCGCGGTGCCCTGAGTGAACGTCGCCTTGTAGTTGAAGTCGGACGCGCCCAAGTAGGCGAACTCGACCGATGCCTGCGGCACGAACTTGTAGCCCGCGCCGATCATAAAGGCGCTCGCCGAGTCGGTCACCGTGGAGCTTAGGTTGGTTGCGCCCGCGCTCCTCAACGCCGCATCGTTGCCAGCCTGATCAACGTCGACCTTCGCCGACCCGATCTGGCCGAACAAGTAGAACGGATGCGCCTCTTGCGCGATTGCGCCTTGCGTACATAACAGCACGAACAAAAATACCAGCTTCTTCATTTGTGAAACCCCTCTCAGTTGTGATGCGGTTGAAAAACAAAAGTAGTGCTACTGCTTGAAGACATCGTAGATCACGGCGAACGCGCACCAGAACACGAGCGTGCCGGGAAAGAAGTACAGGGCCGGGGCCGACAGCACCACGGCGAGCACCAGCATCGAGCCCTTGTCGAGCTTCACGACCACCTCCGGTTGCCGGTGAGGATGATCGCGGGCCCGACGATCGGCCACCCGATAATCTCGGACGCGCGCGGGTTGAGTTCCATCTTCTTGAGCATGCCGTCCTCGTTGAAGAGCGCCTGCGCTGCGATGCCGTCGCGCTCGAAGCGCAGCGCCTCGACGTAACCCTCGACCATGTCCTGCGCGGCCTTGAGCGTGGGCCGCTTGACGTCCTCGACGATGTCGCCCTCGACCGGGATGAACACGCCCATGTCCTTGGTGAGCTTCATAGCGGCCACCACGGCGAGAAGAACCACGCCAAGATCGCGATCGAGAGCGCGCCGTCGACTGCCACGTACACGACGCCCCACTTGCCGAGCTTCTTCACGACGCACCTCCCTTGCGGAACGGGATGCGCTCCAGCCCGGTGACGTGACGGTACAGGCGCAGCGCGTAGTCGGGCATCGCGTTGACGCCGCGCTCCCAGTCCTGCCACGTACGTGTCGAAACTCCGAGCACATCAGCGGCCTGCTGCTGCGTGTGCCCGGTCTGCGCGCGCGAGCGCGCGGGTTCCTTCTTATCCACGGCGCTCCTCCTCTTCGCTCGCTGCGCGCGCGGCCCGGTTCGCCTCGGTGTACTCGTCGCGGATGGCCTTCGACTGCTGCCACTCGCCCGAGGCCTTGAGCCTGCGCTTCGCAGCCTTGTGCGCGGTGACGATGCGCTTCTCGGCGCGGCGCAGGATTCGCATCGCGCGGCGCACCTCGTAGAGCACGTCGTATGTGAGCCCCACGGGCTCGTCGAGCTTCTGTTGCAGGGTCTTCTTAGCCATGGTCTAGTCCTTGAGGTTGTTGAGACGGCAGAACGCGGCGACGTAGCACGCGACCGGCATGTCCGACTGCTGGATCATCGCGGCATCGTTCGCTGCCGAAGTGCGGGTGTACATCTTGCGCGCTTGCTTGTGGGGCCGGTTCTTGAAGCACGGGTGCATGCTCGGCGCGATGCGATCGGGCACGCCCGGGATGATGCGGTCGATGTTGAGCCACCGCTGCGTCGTGCTCTTCACCCCGGTGTTGTCCGGGTCGATGCCGCGCTCGATGCACGCCTGCCGCAGCGTCTTCACGGGTTTCGCGAGTGCGCGGGCGACCGCTTCCCGCCCGCTCGCGTAGATGCCCCGCCTCGGGCTGCGGTCGCGCTGCAGGTGCGCCTGCGCCTGCTCTTTCGAGTCGAAGCGCCCGCTGATGGGCGTCTGGTGCGAACCACGCACGATGAACCAGCCGCCGAGCAGCTTGTTGTGAACGATGCGAACGTCGGACCTCATGACGCCGCCTTGAAGTACTTGGCGATCGCGGCGTCGGCTTCGGCCTTCCAGCGTGGGCGCTGCTGCTCGACCCATGCCGCGTACTGTCCGCGAATCGCAGCCTGTCCGCCCTTGAAGGTGTTGATCAGCGCGTCGGCTTGCTCGACCGTGATGCGGACGTAGCTCGCGAAGATCGTGAGGCACTCCATCAGCGACTTCGGGCTCGTGCCGTTCGCGCCGTGGTACTGCTCGCCCAGCCCGCCCAGTGCGCCCGCGAGCCAGTAGTAGCCGTTGGCCTCGGCGTACATCGGCTCGCCGTTCTGGTCGGCGAGGTGCAGCGCGACGAAGTCGGCGAACTCGGGGAACGCCGAGAGGATCGCGTCGTGCATCATGCCGCAGGCGTCGATGCGCCCGGTGCGCGGGTTGCGCTCTTCGGCGGTCGCGCTGAAGTACGCGTGCTTGTTGCCTTGGTGCTTCGTGAGCGCGAGGGTCACGCTCAGGTTGCCCCGGGTCTGCTTCAGTTGCTTGTCCATCGTGTCATCTCCATGTTGAGGCGGGGACCACCCCCACCGCAGGCGTATCATGGCACAGCATATGTGCCCCGGTCAAGGGGAGAATAAAACCCTTATAAATCAACGATGCACAGGGTCTGTGGTTTCCCCTGTAAGAACTCTTGACACGACGCACATATACTGTGCTATGATTCGGGTGTAGTCCAACCACATGGAGATGAGAATGGCGAACAGATGGCACAAGGTGATGGTCAACGGGATCGCGCGCTACCGCTCCAGCGCGAGCAAGAGCTACGTGTCCTACAACGTGGCAAAAGATAGCTGGTCGAGCAAGATGCTCCCGGGCAACATGCCGGTCGAGCAACTCGCGAAGGCCCCGAGGGTGATCAAGGTGAAGGGTACGGCGTGGGGCGTCGAGGTCGTGCGCTCCTACATGGAGGGCGAACTGCCGGTGACGCACGTCCTCGCGTACCGTGGCGTCGACAAGCAGTACGGATGGGTCGACGGCAAGCACGTGGTCGTGAAGCCCGCCGACCCGACACAGGTCTACTTCGCGTCGTACTCGGCGATCGAGAGCGACCGCGCCGAAAACGTGAAGTACCTCGCGCAGGAGAAGGCCCGCATCGGCAAGGCGGTGCCGAAGTATCACAGCGAGTGCCACTACAACGACGTCGTGATCGTGGAACTGTCATGAGCGACATCGAGACGTTCAGCTTCACCGGGCGCGAGGTGCAGGAACTCGTGGACGCGTGCCACAGGCTGCAGGGCACCAACCGCATCGCGATGCGGCGCGTGCGCGGCTTGGGCGAAGACGCGCAAGCCAAGCGCGACGCGATCACCGCGCGACAAGCCGTGGTCGACGGCATCATCGGGAAGCTCATCGCGCCCCGCTAGCTCGACCCGCAACCACCTCGGGCCCTCACGGGCCCTTTTTTTTGCGCGCTGACCTTCTCCACCACTCGGTGACCGTGAGCGCCGGGTCGATCTGCAACGCGCGCACCATGTCGGCGAGCGAGGCACCATCGGCGGTGAAATCAGCGGCGACCTCGAAGTGACAGCCCGGGTGCGCGGTGTCGAAGTCGCGCAGGTGCTGCAGCCACTGCTGCACGAGTTCCTGCGGCAGGTGCGCGATCGTGAAGACCTTGGTCATCGCATCACCTCACGTAGTTCAAGAACCCAGTGGTACACCTTGAGCGACCAGCGCGCGGCCTCGCGCTTGGACATCGCGGGCGGATCAGGCGGGTGATCACCACCGCAGCAGGTGCAGAGCTTCAGGTGGTGGTACGCGCCACCCGCCACCGCGCGGAAGCCGCACTCGTGATGCACGTGCAGGCCATCGAACAACGTGGGCGAGAGCGGCTCGTCGGGCAGGATCGGCTCATCGCACAGCTTGCACACCTCGACGTCGCGCTTCATCGCAGGCTCCTCAACATCTCGGCGCGCCACAAGATCGCCAACTGGCGCGCGCCCTCGTCAGTGTACTTCTTGATCGACCACGAGCGGCGCACCTGCTTGCGCGGGCTCGGGTGATACCACGCGGTCCACGCGCCACGATCGAGGGTAATCCCGATGATGCCGCTCTTGTTCTTCTTCGTGAGCTTGACGAGGTAGGGCGCAAGGCGGCGACCGGCGCTACGCCGCTTGGGCTCACCCGAGGACGCGAGGAGCGAGTCGCGATACGCGCGTGCTGCCTGTAATGCCGCACGCTCGCTGCCGTGGCGCTTCACCGCGAAATACTTCTCCGGGTAGCCGTAGGAGGGCAAGAAGCGCATCCTGAACCCGCGCGTGATGCCGATCATCGGGCCGTAGCCGTACACGCGGGTGATGAAGTCGTCGCGCTTCGAGCGCCACGCCGGGTGATCGGGGCGACGCAGCCACTTGCCCTTGTGCGCTTTGCGCTTCACAAAAAAACAGCCCCGCGTACATGGAGATGAAACGCGGGGCCGACCTCGCCTGCAGTGGTTAGTTGCAGGGTGGTTGAGGTGTCCAGATTGTAGCTCAGAAGCGCCGCGTCGCCGCGATCGCACGCCCCAGTACCGTGAAGGCCTCGGTGATCGGTAGCTTCTTCGCCGTGCTGTAGAACTCGAAGCCACCACTGCCATCTGCTCGCGCCTGCAGTAGCCGCGCACGAGCACCTCGGTTGATCACAAGGCACAAGCTCTTCGCAATCAACTCCGCTGCCGGGTCGATGAACACCACCTCGCCCTCGGTGAACTCGTCCATCATCAACTCAGTGTCAGCGTCGACCGTCACCGCGAACACCTTGGGCGAGCACCCAGCGATCGGACACAGGACGTGATCGACAGGCTTGCCCTTGATCGCAGCAATCGACAAGAGCGGCACCTTCACCAACGCAACAGCAGGAGTCGCCTTGCCCCCGTGCCGCTTGTCAAGATCGTAGGGCTGCAGCTTCAACTTCGCCTCAATCTCACGCGCACTGCGCTCGCCAATCCCCCGGTGCCCCGAGAGTATCTGCCACATGTACGTGTGCGAGGTCTTCAACTTGCGCCCCGCCTCACTCGCGTTCCCAGCGAACAACTCCTCCACCAACCTCTTCAAATTCACCTGCCGCAGCTTCTGTACCATCGTTGCCATCGAATCAACCTCTCCATGTCGTGAAACACCTGCACGGGCCTGCGTGCATGGGACAAGAGTATATCTGAACTTTGTTGCAGTTGCATAGCATGTGCTAGTTGTTCGCGTAACTGTGCTCCCGAGTAGGGCCACACGACTCATGTTGCCCCACGTACGGCTCAGACTGGCTCATGCCTTTGCGGAAAGTTGACGCGTGCTGAATGCAGGCGCTACGCTACTCGACCGCCATCTGCTTGCACACCCCGAGGAGCGTTAGGCATGACGAACAAGAACCCGCGAGAGCACACCCGCCACGCCCCCAAGCGCAGCAACCACGCGGGCCCCAAGCGTACCACCCGGGGCAAACCACCGCGACGGGTGAAGAGCCTGCAGAAGTTCTTGAAGGCCTACGGCTACGGCCCCGAGGGCGCACGCCTGCGGCATCAGTTCGCAAGCCGCATCGACACCAGCTTGCCCTACCTCGTCGCCCTCGCCTTCGGCTACCGCATCGCCAGCGCAGGCATGGCCGTCAAGATCGAGGTCGCCACCCACGGGCTCGTCGCACGTGAGGACTTGCGCCCCGGCGAAGACTGGGCCGCGCTCGCACCCCGAGGTGAACCGCAGCGCGTCGCAGCGTAGGAGTCCACCATGCCCAGCCGCTGGCTGCATGACTCGCTGCTCGACTCACAGCGATGGAACGACCTCGGCCACGCCGCGCAGAACCTCTACGTGCGACTCGTGCTCGTGGTCGACGACTTCGGATGCTACGACGGGCGCGAGGCCGTCATCGCCAACGCCTGCTACCCGACGCATCGCGTCGATGTCACCGAGATGCTCCAAGCTCTGCACGCCGCCGACATGATCGTGAGGTACAGCAACGCAGGCAAACCCTTCATCGCACTCACGCGCTGGCAGAACGAC